CCAACAGCCATTGTACGAACACCTTTTGCAAATGCTTCTAAAGATGTTCCACCTAGTTCTGCTGATAATCGAAATGCACCTAATCGTTCTGTTGAAATAAAGACTTGTCGAGATAACTTTCCTAACTTATCAATACTTTGTAATGAATTTCTAATTAATAAACCAAGACCAGTTACACCTGCAACAGCCGCTAGTCCTGTTTTCATATTAAAGATAGCTTTACTAACGCCTTTTAATCCACGTTTAAGTGAACTAAATGCACGTTTCGTTCTATCTTTAGCGTTTATATCAAATTGTAATCTATTTCTTGCCATTATCGTTTTAACTTACTATCTCGATTTAATTTATCATAAAAAGCACACCATAAATTAAACTCATTTACACTCATACTCATAATATAAGATAGTTTCAAGTTGAGGTCTTTGGCTAGATGTAGGATATTGACGATTTCTTTATCACTTCTGATTTTTTTTTTCCCATTCTTCGATGGGTATAACGTCTAATATTTGTTGAGCAATTCTGGCGACAATTTCGGGATCCACCGATCTCATTAATGTCGGTTTATCTTCTAACGTATATAATTTTTTACCTTCTTTATCTTCTGCTTTTAAAATCAGAACGTCAGCAAACATTGTGACATCGTCAGGTTTGGTATTTCTTGTTAAGATTCTTTTATCAGCTAAAGTTAAAGGTTTTGAATAGATAGTAATATCCCATTCAGGAACATAGATAATCTTCCTGTCAATAGCTTTAAAATGTTCTTTAGCTTTATCGAGAATATCACTCATTAAAAGAGTAAGTATCGAATTATATACTAAATGTCAAATTAAACTGTTCCTCTAGTCAATGCACCAGTCAAAGTCGCTGAAAAAGTAGCTTCAATCATTCCATCAGTAGGAATTGAAACAGAATTAGCAGTTATAATCCAAGTACCACCATAATAATAATCAGAAGAATCTGCTCCTTCTGGGTATAATGTCATAGTAACTTGTTGTCCTTCCGCTATTGCGATCTGTCCGTTAGTGTCTGTTTCGTCCCAGAAACACTCGACAGATGCAGTTGCACCTTTTTTGCCAACTTGGAAAGTCTTGGCAGTATCAGTTAATGTAGTATCTTCTAATATTTCTGCTGTTGTATCTAAAGTAAAACTTCTTACTTCAGCAACAGTATTAGTTCCAACTTTAATTAAACCTGAACTACCTGTATGTGTTGCCATTATTATTTGTCCTCTTTATTAATTTTGTATTTAGCTTTATTACTAAATACTTTAGGTTTAATAACAGTCGCCTCAACCTTTGTGTACCCTAATTTCAAAAAATATTCTTCCATATCTTTTGAAGTTTCAATAACACTTTCACCATTCGGTGCTTTAAGACTTATTCTATTTGTCGCCATAATTATACTCCTGCTTGTACTGCATTTTCGACAGTATTGTAATTAATTAAATACGTCAACCTCATCAAACCTGTTTTTTGACTAGCAGTATCAAATTCAATTTCAGTAGATACTAATTTTGTGTCTTTTGCATTTCCACCACGAGTGACATCAGTCACCATAGCTTCCTCTACTTCTTCTGCAATCGTATCAAGAGTATCATCTATATTAGCTGTACCTCTACAATGTGCTTCTATAATTAAATTTAATGATCTTTGTTGAGTTCGAGTATTTCTTCCTAATGTATAATCTTCGATTGATTCATCTAAAGTATAAACGATTAAAGCTGGAAGATTCCCAGTCTGTAAAGGAAAATATCGAGTTTCATATACATTAGAACCAGTTGTTGATAAACTTGTAACTGTTGTAACTACGTGTTCTCTAATTGTTTTTCTAATATGAGCCATATTATCCTGATAAAGTTATTCTTGTTACTCCAGTTCCATCAGGTAGTAATTCTTTAATGTAATAAGTCGTGCTATTAATAACTAAAGTATCATTAAAAGTAGCACTAGATACATCGCTAGTTTTACAAGTAAAGACAGGTACTTCCTCTATAAGACCAGCTTCACCTACTGCTTGTTCAACTGATTCTTTATCAAAAATACCTTTAATTGTTGATGATGTTCCAGCAGAAACATCAGTAAATGTTGCTGATGAAGCGAAATCATCTGTATCAAAAAATATTGCTCGTTCTGTATCTGTTTCTACTGCCATTTTACTTTGCTTTTTTTAAACATTGTGTTAAAAACTTAAATAGGTATGAATTGGCCTTGAATATCTTTTCGTAACCATCACCAACTGCTTTTGCGATTGGCTCCTCTCCTTTAGTATTAACATCAATATCTTCCATATTCATAATGATATGAAATAACTCGTGAAAGATAGTATTGAATAATACTAAACCTTTCAACCTTTTATCTATTTCTAAAATTTGAGTGTTTGGATCATATAGACCAAAACAATCTTTTAAAATGACATATTGAATACGAATCTTCCTTTTACCATACTTGATAAAAGTAGGTTTCATTTAGAATATAATAAATAATAATATGATTATTGCTATTATAACGCCAATAGATACTTTAGGATTCTTGCTATAAAGACCTTTAGCGAGTTTATACCAATCTTTAAAATTAGTAATCACTTTCACTCCTTATTTTTTTTTACGTGAAAAAATGCTTTTTCTTTTTACAGCTTTATTTTCAGGTTTCTTAACATCTTCTGCTGAAATGCTTTTTGTAGAAGCTATTGCTTTACGCATACCAATTAATAAATTAGCATCTTCTTCACTTGCATTTATTACATCGCCAGTTTTAGCTAATTGACCTTTAACAAATGTCTGTTTTAATATTTTTATCTTCATAATTACCTCTTTTATATAAAAGAAAAGGCGAGGTCAATGCCTCGCCTAATCTTATAAACTGCTAATCATTAAGATTATGCAATTAAGTCTTTAATTGCCGCAAAACTTTCTGCGTGTCTAACAGCAACATCTACATCGTATAATCCGATTATTCTAGTACCACCTTTAGCGGCATTAGTGTAAGGATCAACAGATATATCTAAACTGCCCCATTCACCAATGATTAGATCATTGAAATTTCCAAAAGTAAGAGCAGAACAAGTTCCACTTGCTGTACCTTTAGTTAAATTATCTGGAGAGTTTGTTGTTGAAAAGACTTTATATCCCATCAAGTTGTTTTGGTCGTTCATAATCATTACTGAGTCAGATGAACTAACTTTAGCAATAGCCATTAAACGAGAAATTTGAAGTGGAGAAGTAACCCAGCCCAATGCACCTATATTCGCATTGTCAGTAGCAACTTCTTTCCAAGTTTCAACAACTTTAGCCCAAGTAGCTTGATCGCCATTCGTACCCATAGCAACTGATCCAATTCCAGAAGTATTTAAAATACCTGTTGGAGTGTTGGAAGTACCATCGCCTTGAATAGCTTTTTTATCAACTTCGTTAGATAATGTCTGTATTATGTCATTTCTAACAATAGTTTCGATAGCTGGAGTAGATTGGTGCATTAAGTGTCTTGATATGTCAGTAAATGTTCCTAATGTTTTAGGAGCCATTGTTACTTGTCTGTAAGTTGGATTAACTTCCGTTACTGCCGCATTTTCTGCAACCCAAGACGCTGAATTAACTGCGTTTTGTGCTGGTATTGCAACATCACCAACTAGACCACTCAAAACTAAAGCACCTGCTTGTTTCACAACCATTCTTGCTCTTAACGCTTCAATAAATGAACCTGCTAAAAGGTTAGTTGCTACTAAAGCACCACCATCAGCACTTGCTCCTGAAATTAAATCTCTTTGCCATCTAATGTCAGATGGAATGAAGATTCCTCTAGGAGATTTGCCTGTTTTACGAGAGATTTCATCAGACGCTTCTTTTTCAAGTTCAGCACCAGACCAATTTCCAGTTGTCATCGCTTTAATAGCTTTGACAATAGAATAGTCTTGTGTTTCTCTATTAGAAAGTCCAACTGCATCTTTTTTATCCAAAGGTTTCGCATCGCCCAGTTTGTCTAAAACAATTCCTCTAAATTGAGCAAGAGAAACGCCATCATTAACTGCTTTACTCGCTAGGTCAGAACAATTATGTCTTGCACCTAATGAACTAATTTCTTTAATTCTAGCTGTTTCTTCTTTTCTCGCTTTAGCGATCTGTTCTTCAACATTAACTGGAGATTGTTCCACTTTTGGAGTTTCTTTTGCTTTTTCCATTGTGTTTTCTCTAGTTATGACCTCAATAACTTCTTTACGATTATCTTGGTCGGTTAAATTATCATATCTATTTCTTCCTACGCCAACAGTTGTGTCTGCTGGTATGGAAACAATAGACGCTTCCAATGGTTTCCAATTAACACGATAACTTGGCTTTTCCTTATCCTCATCATCATTTTTAATTTTCTCCATCTTCATTATTTCATAGCCCACACTCACATTACTGCGAATGCCATCTATGACATCACGAAAAACCTCATCAGCTAGTTTTGATTTTCCAAATCTCACGACTGCACGACCTACCTTGTCAGCATCGCTGATATTTGCTTTTTCTATGACTCCTATTTGCTTTTCTAAATCGTGGTTAAGCAATAATGGTGCTTTACCACTAGCAATAAATGAAAAATCCACATCTTGCGGATTATGACTTAAAATTTCTGTTCCAAAACTTCTATCGTATGGTTCTTCTGATGAAAATGCTAAATTAACAGTTCTCTTATCTTCGTTAATTGCTTTTTGATCTAATCCAAAAAGACGATATAATTTTTCTTTAGTAGATTCTTGATTAGTTACTTTTTGTTGAATTTCCTTTTTAGTTTCCATACTCTTTTCGTTTTCTTTTTGTTCTTGTTTCTCAACAGGTTTCTTTTCTTCTTTAGAAAGTGATGGTACATTATTTGTTGCACCAGATTGCTCCCTGTCCCCTTCTTTGTTATCGCCATCTGATTTTCCAAATGTTATTGTGACTGAATCGTCTGATTCAGTTATATTCTGTATGTGCTTTTTATTCATATTATTCATATCTATTATTTTTCTTGTTCTTCTTCAACCTCTTTTGGTTGATTATCTTGTATTTGTTTTTGTCCAAATGGTTCAAATGCTAATTGTATTCCAAATTTATTAGCTAATTCTTTATCTGACTGAATCTGACTAAATACATCTTCTACATCACGACCATAACCAGATTGAACGTCTTGAAACGATAAAAAACCATTCTCTACTCCTACTTTTAACGCTTCTACTTCTTTTTTAGGATCAATCCATTGCCAACCTCTTGCTCTCCAAATTGGATTATTAAATTTAGGAAATTTAGAAGGTGGTAAACCATTTAATTTATCTGTTAATAATACCATTTCTAACCAATGAGCATAAATAACATCGTGAAAGTTTCGAATCATACGATATTGTTCACATTGAAAAAAATTACGTTCTTCTAATGCACCTTGTCTGATACTAGAATAATTTACACTCTCTAAATCATTTGCAAGTGTATTATAACTAACATTTAAACTACTAGCGACAGTTCTGATAACTGCTTTAGTAAAATCTTTAAATGCAGTTGTTGGGTGTTGTGGATCAAAAGACTGAAAATCTGTTCCAGTTGGTAATTGTTCAAAAGTACCTGCTTCTGCATACATAACTGGATTGTTTGTGTCTATTTTATCTTCTCCAGTATAACCATCTGCATCATTTGATTTAAAGAAACCCATTTTACTTGCACCTACTCTAGCGGCTACTAATTCTGCTTCCATATAACCATCGAGCATTTTTAAATCTCTTAAACAAGAAGCTAAAGGCGGAATACCACGAGTTTGATGTGGTCTTTCTTGATGATAGTAGTGTATTATTTCACTAGCAGGAACAACATTATATTTTTCACCAATATAAGGACTAACAACTAAATCATCGTTTGGGTGTAATTTAAGTAAATGATAATTAACAGGTTTTCCAAACTTATTAACTTCGACTCCCATTCTAATTTGATTACCATTACTTAATTGTTGATTTAAGTCGTGATCTAAAAAATCAGATTCAATAAATTCTATTGCAAACTTATGTGGATTATCAAAATTTTTAATTAATCTAATTAATACTTCACCATCTCTTGCATAAGTTTCAGCAAATAATCTTTGACATTCTATCCAACCTAATTTCTCATCAGCAGTACATCTAACTCCCCATTCTTTAAATCTACGTTCAATAGTATTATTAGCAAAGCTATCTAATGCTCCATTTGGATCACGACTTCTAACTTGTAAATGAACTCCTTTGGCTCCAACAATATTATCAACATAAACACTAATATATCGTCTAGCATAAGCATTATTTCTTGATAAATCTCTTGCTCTACTTCTTAAAACTCTTAAACTTTGTTTAATTTCACTATCAGCAGATTTAGAAGTTAAAACAAAATTATTTAATAATCTATTTTGTGATGCACCAGCATAAAAGCTACGTCTTTTTCTTTTTCTAAATATATTTTTTAATCTATCAACCAACGTCATTAAATTGTACCTTTACTACTCTACCTGATCCTTCTTTATTGCCAGTTCTAAATTCAGCAACTTCTTTTTGATATTCTGCTTTATAATAATCTCTCCATTGTAATAATTCAGCTATACCAATTTTACTTAATGATCTTCCTTGAATTGAATAACTTGAAACATCTGCATCTGCTCTACCTTCTAAAATGCTTTCAATTTTTTCAAGCATTTTTTTGGCGTGACTTCTAGTATCTCCAGTAGTTGCAAAATAATTATCTTTTACTGTTAATTTTCCAGAATCTATAATTATTGTTTCACTATCACTTGTTTGAAGAACTTTTAAAAACCATTGATAATCTCCAGCAGTATAACTAGATGTAGCAGAATTATCCAAAGTAAAAGTATAATCTGTTCCTGACTCTGTAACTGTTGCTGAAAATCTTATTGAGCCATCGGTTTCTCTTGATGCTTCCCAAACCATAGAGTGACTTGATGGATCATAGTCAGAACCAATATCTGTTCTTTTCCATACAACAGTTTCGCCTTTGTATATTACTATTGGTTCTTTTTCAGGTATATCTGTAAATAAATTTGCCATATTATTTTAATTATTCCACGATTTAGCAAAATTAGTATGTTTTTTATAATGTTTCAACCTACTTTGGTTGACTTTATGATTCATTTGTGTTTGCCCACTTTTTTGTTTTTCGGATATTCTATTCAAGTCTGCGTTTAATAATGTAAATGCTGATAGTGCATAAACTCTACAATCTAACGCTTCATTTCTTGGTCGCATTAATACCCATTCACGTTTTTTAAAACCTCGTCTATATTTTGTTACAATTTTTTCTGCTGTTAATTGTCTAAAATACTCCTCGCTATATTTAGTAGGAAAATGACAATATCCAGCACCTAAATTCTTAACCCTTAATCTCGAATATATTAATTCTTTAGCAGTATCAACGCCAATAGGAAATAAAGTTATTCTGGCTATGTTATTACGACTTGGCCTTCCTACAATAGGTTTACCTTCTCCACCTATACCTTTAATAGCAAAGACTCGTCTTGCATATCGAGTCTTACAGAACTGATAAACAGTATTTGTATGGTGACCACTATCTATACAAGTTGATACTATCTTTAATTTAGAGCCATCTGACTTATCATACGTTTTTGTTAATAACATTTCTAACTCTTGCCATATTGCTGGTGCTGATGGATCGCCATAAAGTATATGATAATCAATACTCCACGTTTCTTCTTCTAAACCCCAACCTACTACTTCACATTCTATTCTATCATCTTGAATATCTACTCCTGCTGTTAATAAGATAATTTCATCAGGAAACTTATAATCTTCTCGTCTATCAAATAGACCTAAATCATCAATACGTTCTCCTTCATCTTCCCAAGTTTCTCCTAGATAAGTATTAACAAAGACTCTTAATGTTTCAGGAAGTTTTTTTGCTCGTAAGAACTCACCTACTGCTTCTTCCATTGTTACCCATACTGAATATAGTCCATTTAATTTAAAACCTGCTCGTCCATTAAATAATTGTGTTGCTTTCCATTTACCTTTACTAATATTGGCTACTCTTTCAACATCAGTCCATTTTTTTTCACAATGCTCACAAATATATTTAGCTGTTTCTGGTTTATCTTTCTCCCATTGTACTTGCGACCATTTTAAAGTTTGTTTTTTATTACATTTATGACAAGGAACATAAAATAGTCTTTGGTCGCTATCTTCATAAGCAGATTCAATAGCACTCGCACCTTTAACTGTTGGAGTTGATGTTAATA